GGGTCTGGCCGTGCGCGCTGCGCCGAGCAACGCCTTTGCGCTGCGGCGGGAAGCGGTGGCGGGACCACTGACCCGGATGATCGACGGTCGTCCGGGTTTTGCCATCGACCCGCGCTGCCGCACCGCGCGACGGGCGCTGATGGGCGGCTACTGCTTCCGCCGGATGCTGACAGGCGGACGCGCGCGCTACCAGGACAGCCCGGAGAAGAACGGTTTCAGCCACGTCGCCGACGCCGGGCAATACGCCAACCTGGGCCTGGGCGAAGGGCTGCGCAGCCTGGGCCGCGCAGCCGGGCGCCGCTGGGCGCGCCGGGCAAGCGGTGACTGGGACGTCTTCGATCTGGTCTGACTACAGGACCCGATGGGCCAAAGGCACAAGGAGAACACAATGAGCTTTCTGGTTTCGAAGCCAAAGGTGGTGCCGCTGCCGGCTACCCCGAGTTTTGCCGACGACACCGCCGACAAGGCGGCCCAGGAGGCGCGCGAGAACGAGCGGCGCCGCCGCGGGGTGCTGGCCACGCAATTGACCGGCGGCCAGGGCGTGACCGGACCGGCACCGGTCGCACGCAAGACCCTGCTGGGCCAGTAAGGCCCGACGATCTGTTTCCAACACGAGGACAACACCATGAGCATCGCACGCGTCACGGCCGCACTGGCGACCGGCGACAGCTTCAGCGCGCCCGTGCGCCTGAGGGGCCGCTTCAACTTCGTTCTGACCGGCAGCTTTGCCGCGTCGGTACGCCTGCAAAGGAGCTTTGCCGACCCGGCCGGCAGCGCCGACTGGCATGACATTCCCGACGGGCTGGGCAATACGGAATTCACGGGCCCCGTCGCCTTTGTCGGCGAGGAGCCCGAGGGTGCCTGGTACCGCTTCGGCATTGCCTCGGGCGATTACACCAGCGGCACCGCCAGCGGTCGGCTCTCGCAATGAGCGTGATGGCCCCACTGCTGAAGCCGGCGTGCCTGGCTGAGGGCGCCGCACCGGGCGGGTCGCCGCCTGCGATCTGGCGCGGACGGTTCGATCGCATGTCGAGGTTCGCCGGGCCTGCCATGAGTTTTGCGCGAGGATCGGAGGCGCCCTACTGGGATCACCAGGGCCTGGTGGCGCTTGCGCCCGCTGACGTCGCGGTGTTGGCGCACGATGCTGCGGGGCGCAATCTGGGTCTGGCCTGCATGGCGCCACGCACCAACAGCCTGCTGCACAGCCGCGACCTGACCCAGCCGGTCTGGACCGCGATTGATGTTGCCGTCGCACGCGACGCTGTCGGCGTGGACGGCAACGCCGACAGCGCATGCACGGTGGGCGATCTGCTGACGGACGCACGCGGCAGCATTGACCAGGCCGTGGACATTCCCGGTGGTACGTCCAGCCATGTGGCGACCCTCCATATCGCCAAGGACAGCGATACGAGCAGGTTCCCACTCATCCAGTTCGATCTGGTTGGCGGCACGATCCTGCGCGAGCAGATCTGGCTCGACACGGCGACCGGCGCGACCGCGATCGCAGCATCCCAGGGCAGTCATCTGGTCGAGGATGCCGGTGACTGGTGGCGGCTCGTGCTGAGCCACACCGACAATGACAGCGGCAACAGCGCCGCGCGGCTGCGGCTGCGCCCGGCGAACGGTGCGGTGCTGGGCGAAGCCTCCATCGATGCGGTCGGCGCCATCATCGTCGACATGGCGCAGATCCACACGGGCACCGGCCGGGCGGCCGGCGCGCCGATCGCGACCGGGGCGACGGCGGCGACGCGTGCGGCCGACAACGCGGCGGTCGACCTTGCCGGTCGCCTGCCCCCGGCGTTCGGCTTCGAAGTGACCTGGGATGCGGACGGGGAGGAAGAACAATATGTGCGGGTGCTGGAGTTCAACGACGGCACCGCGAACAACCTGATCGCGCTGATCCGCGCCGGTGACCAGGTGCAGTTCAATGTCGTCACGGCAGGCGGCTTTGTCGTCAATGCCAACATCGGTACGTGGAGCGCGGGGCGGCACAGGGCCGTGGCCCGCATTGCGGCCGACGACTTCGCCATCGCCATGGATGGCGGTGCGCCGACGCACGACGCATCAGGCGCGGTCCCCGTGGTTGACCGGCTGCTGCTGGGTCACGCCACGGGAGCTTCCTGGCTCGACAACACGATCGCCAGCGCCAGCGTCTTGCCCTGGGCGCCCGGTGACAGCGCCCTGCGTGCGCTCTCGTGGCGCCACTGATCCTTCTCCTGCTCAACAGGGAACTCTCATGACATCGACCATCGATCATGTGCTGGCGCGTCAGCAGGAACTGGCGGCCGAACGGCAGACCTGGGAACACGTCTGGGCGGAAATCGCCGATTACGTGCTGCCGCGCCGGGCCGTGCTGGGCCAGACACCGCGCAGCACGGCGGGCGAACCACAGGGGCGGGTCAAGGGCGGCAAGGTGTTCGACGCCACTGCGATCCACGCCAACGAGCTGCTGGCGGCGGGCCTCAACGGCCTGCTGACCAATCCGGCCGAACGCTGGTTCACGCTGAAACTGGCCGGGCGACCCGATGAGGCAAGCGACGCCGGGCGCGAGTGGCTGGAAGAGGTGGAGCGGCGGATGCTGGCGGTGTTCGCCAGCCCGGACAGCCGTTTTTCACCAGCGATCCACGAACTCTACCTGGACCTTGGCGCCTTCGGCACGGCAGCGATGTTCGTGGGCGAACGGCCGGGCGAAGGCGGGGCGCCGTCCGGCATCCTGTTTCGCACCTTTCATCTGGGCGAGATCTTTCCCAGCGAAGGCGCCTTCGGGCAGGTCGACACGGTGTATCGCCGCTACGCCTGGAGCGCGCGCCAGATGATCGCGCGCTGGGGCGAAAAGGGTGTCAGCGAGGCGGTGCGCCGCGCCGGGACGACGCGCCCGGAAATGCAGTTCGAGATCGTGCACGGTGTCTTCCCGCGCCGCGAACGCGATCCCGCCCGGCGCGACGGCGCCAACAAACCCTGGGCCAGCGTCCATGTCGAGGCCGCCGCCCGCCACCTGCTGGAGGATGAGGGCTTCGAGGAGTTTCCCTATCTGGTGCCGCGCTGGGCCAAGGTGCCGGGTGAACGGTTCGGCCGCTCGCCGGCATGGACCATGCTGCCCGACATCAAGATGCTGAACGCGATGTCGAAGACGGTGCTGAAGGCGGCGCAGAAGATCGTCGATCCGCCGCTGCTGCTGGCCGACGACGGCGTCATCCAGCCGGTGACGACGGTGCCGGGCGGACTGAACTACGGCGGGGTCGATCCGTCCGGGCGCCAGCTCATCCAGCCGCTGACAACCGGCGCGCGTGTCGACATCGGCCTCGAAATGATGGAACAGCGGCGCGCGACGATCCGCGATGCCTTCTTCACGACCCTGATGCAGACGCCGCAGTCGCCCCAGCGCACCGCCACCCAGGTGCTGCAGGAGACCGAGGAGCGTATGCGCATGATGAGCCCGGTGCTGGGCCGCCTGCAGAGCGAGCTTCTGGGGCCGCTGGTGCGTCGCGTCTTCGCGCTGCTGCTGCGCTCTGGTGCGCTGCCGGAGATGCCGGGCGAACTCGACGGGCGCGGCCTGCGCGTGGAGTACGTCTCGCCCATCGTGAGAGCGCAGCGCGCGGGAGAACTCCTGGGCATCGGGCGCACCTTCGAGACGGTCGCGCCTTTCGCCCAGCTTGACCCCACGGTGTGGGATGTCTTCGACGTCGAGGCGCTGGCGCGCCGGGCGGCCGACGTCAACGGTGTGCCCGCGACCATCCTGCGCGACGGCGAGGCGGTCGCAGCGCTGCGCGCCCAGCGACAGAAGCAGATGGAGGCCGCCGCCGCAGCGGCCCAGGGCGCCATGGCGCAGGCGCAGGGAGGCGGCGATGGCATGGTCTGAGATGACTGGAGCCTTCACGCGCCGGCGGCGACGTGCGGACTACCGCGCCGTGTTCACCGGCCCCGCCGGCAAACGTGCGCTGGCCGATCTTTACCGCTTTTGCGGCATGGGCAGCCCCAGCTTCGTGCCGGGACGGCCCGACGAGACCGCGTTCAACGAGGGCCGCCGGCGGGTGTTCCTGCGCATCGCGGCGATGCTCGAACTGGATGAGGACACCATCCGGCGGATGATCGCGCCCGATGCGGATGACGATTCCGGCACCTGAACAACGATGATGGCTGCGCCGCCCCTCGAACCGTGAGGACGACATGAGAAACGACTGGGAATTCGGCCCTCGGCGACCCGCGCCGTTGTGGCAGTCACACGGCGATTCCGGAGATCCATCGCTGATCATCCTGCGCAACCCGGAGACGACAGTGCCGAAGGCACCGATCCCGTCGATGCCTGAGGATGCGCGCCATCGGGCGCTCCTGCGCGCCGGATTCCGCAGCCAAGCCGAGAACCTGCTGACGGCAAGCCTGGGCCGGTTGCCCGAAGGCGAGATTCCGGAAGGCAAGGTGGTTGCCCAGGCGCTGGATGATGCCCGACGCACCATCGGCTCCGTCGATGAGGAAGCGGAGAGAGAAACGCGTGGTGCGCTCGACGGCATGATGGCGGCCATCCGCACCACCGCACTGCGTCGCGCCGAAACCTTGCGCAGCGAACGGGCGCTCGACGCCCTGGAAGCCGAGGCCGACGATCTGGTGGCGCAGGTGCGACGGGACCCCGATCGTCACGATGCCTATGGCGGCCTGCTGGATCAGGCGACGGAGCGCTACGCGCAGGGTCTGGAATCACAGGAGCTTTCAGCTTTTCGCTCGAACCTGGCGCGCGAGGCCAGGCAGGCGCAGGTGCTGGGACTGATCGACCAGGAACGCTTCGACGATGCGCGCGCCGTGATGGATGCCTGCGCGCCGCTGTTTCCCGATGGCCAGGGCGCATGGCTGGTGCGGATGATCACGGAGGCGAAACGGTCCGCCGGTGACCGTGCCGGGGCCTTGCGCCTATCGACCATGGAAGAGGCGGTGCAGGAGCTTGCGACGTCAGATGCTGTCGAGACCACAACCGGTGTCGCGCTCGACAATCTGTCGCCGCCGGATCGCCGGCGGCTGGCTGCGTTGCGGCAGGGTATCGAGACCCGGAAGGCCGCCAACGACATGCGTGTGAGCGTCGCCAGCGAGGCGGCGGCAGGCCACGGATGGGTGCCATCCCTGCCGGTGGGCGAGCGGCCCCTGGCGGCCGAACTCTACTGGCAGCGTATAGGACGTTCTGTTGTCGAGGCGCTTGATGAAAAGAGGCGTCCAGACGCAGTGGCGTCCATCGTAGGCAGCCTAGAGACGGTGCCGATGGCGTTGCGCGGGCGTATCCGCTTCGGGCTGGCCCCGGGGGCCGAGCCAGCGAAACGACTGGAGACAGCGCGCTGGCTGACAACCCTGTTGCGCCGCGAGCCATGGTCGATGGCTGCGTTCACCGACGACGAGAGACGCTATGCCGACTATGTCGTCCAGGCTCTGGAGGCAGGCATATACGAAGGGCGTGAAGATCAGGCGATTGCCTGGGCGGATCGCCATGTTCCGCTGCGGAGGCCGCCGGCGTCCGTCGGAGAAGAGGAAACAGAGGCGGTCCGTCAGGCTGCGCTGTCGGGTTTCGGACCCTTCACAGCGGTCCGTCGGGCTCTGGAAGGCGGGTTGTCGCTGGATCCGCACAGCGAGGACGATCAGCTTCTCGGCGCAATCTACTGGCGCGAGGTCAACCGCCGCGCATGGCATGAAGTCGCGCCCGCTGCTGCTGCGCAGCAGGCAACCGACTTCGTTGTTTCGACCCGCATCCTGCCCACCACCCTGCTTGCTGATCTTCATGCCGGACTAGCCTCGAACGATCCGGACGCTGCCGAACGTGCTGCGCGCACCGTAGCCGGACTGGTCGATGCCCTGCCCGAGACTCTGGATCGCTTTGATGCGAACGCATTGGAGCGCGCCAATCTCATCAACCAGGCCGTGATGGCCGGAAGCAGCGCCGAGGAGGCCTTGCGGTTTGCCAACAAAGACTACCCGTTGCCTCGGCCTGTCGATCCGGTGGCGTCTGGTATGGCGAGGGAGGCAATCGGTGCGAGCTGGATTGCCGCGAACCCGGAGGTGTCCGACCCGCGTTCTTCCGATGGCCTGAAGGAAATCAAGGCGAATCAGGATCGTATCCTGCAGCGTGAGGAAGCATCACCGGAGAGCGAATGAGTTCCGGAACACCCGCAGGCTGGACGGTGAAGTCACGATTCGCCCAACCGCCGACGTTCGATGTCGGCGAGGTGGCGGGAGAAGTCGTCGAAGCCGTAGCGCTGGAAGGTGGCGGTCCAGCCGATGAGTTCCTTGCGCTGCTGCAGGGCAAGCTGGTCTTCCGAGAGCAGGGCGACGGCGACGGCCACGAACGGCCCGTCGTAGGTGGCAAAAACCGCTTTTGCGTGGTCTGCCGCTGCCTGCCAGTCGCTGGTGCCGGCAAGGGCGAAGATCATGTCGTGGTTGGGCCCGTGAGGCAGGTCGGCGATCAGGTCCTGCCAGGTTTCCAGGGCGGCGAGGCGATCGCCGGGGGAGGCGGCGATGAGACCCAGACCGGCGCGAAGATCGCGGGGATCGCGCGCCAGGGCCTCGAGGAAATCGCTGCGGGCAGAGGTGTTGTCGCCGTCACGGTAGGCAAGCAGCCCCGTGTAGAGCCAGGTTTCGACGGCCTGGGCATCCTGAAGCCGGGCGGCGTGCAGAAGTTCGCGCCCCCAGGCGTCCTCGCCCAGGTCGATGGCAAGATAACCCAGCAATGCCGCGGTTCCGGGAGAAACCCTGTCGGGCATCAGAGGGATGAGACCCTGAACGCAGCCCTGGTCGTTGCCCAGCACACACAGGCGCCGGGCATCTTCTTCCTCGCTCCAGGCTATGTCGCGGTCGCGCAACTCCCGGACGCGTTCGTCGTCGCGGCTGGCGAGTTCCTCGAAACCGAGCTCGCGCAACAGGGCAGCGCGAAGACGGCGATAGGCAGGTGTGCCGGGGCTGTAGCGCAGGGCGGTATCGGCATAGGAAAGGCCGCGCGCGGGTTCTCCCAGGATGCTGGCGACCTCGGCGCTGAGGTGGGCAACGAAGGCCTCGCCGGGCGAGGTCTCGATGGCATTGCCGACATCCTTCCAGGCAGCTTGTGCGTTGCCGAGATGGGCATGGGCGGCACCGCGGATGACGAGCGCTGTCGGCGCGAGGAGCTGGCTGATCTCGCCAGCGCGAAAGGCCGCGTCGATACTCTCGACCGTCGTGCTGTAATCGCCTTCCTGGTAGGCGCGGCTGGCCTGGTCCATGAGCTGGGATTCGGCGCTGCCCGGAACGGGGCAGAGAACGCTGCCCAACAAGGCGGCCAGGGCCGCAACCATGTGCCGCATTCCTGGCCTGTTGCGTGATTTGCATTGTGCAATCATGTGCATTCGGTCTGGAAACCCGGAGTGATCAGGATCCCAACAGCCGCCCCCTCTCGATGATCGCAAGGTAACTTGTGAATGCGTCGCGCAGGTAGGGCTGCGGCGTGATGGCCGTGCTGAGCAGCAGGCGACGCTGGTCTGCCGTCAGGCTGTCGTCGGCGAGCATGGCCACGGACAGCATTGCAAATGGTCCGACAATGGCGTGGTAGAGCCGGGTGAAGCCGATGGCCGGAATGTGTCCAAGGTGAGACCTGCTCAAGGCCCCACCTATTCATAACCAAAGAAGGCAACGAGATAGATGATGCCGTCGCTATAGGCCTGGCGGGAAAAGACTGTTCGTTTGCGCAGCTCGCGAGCGAAGTCGGTGTAGCCTTCGCTCTCGAGGACCAGACTGGCGCCAAAGGCGCGGGCAGGCATGAAGGCTTCCTGTTCCGTGGCCAGAGCGTTGTAGGTGGCAGCCAGCTCGGCGGCGGCCTGTGCGTTGTAGGGGCGGGCATCGGCGAGGGCAAAGACCTCCTCGGTCAAGCCATCGATGGGGCGACCGTCGACGATCGCACGCCAGCGCGCAAAGGGATCGCCGGTCCTGCCGATCTGGTCGTCGACCAGCGCCAGGCCTGCCGCCAGATCGAGCGAATCCCGCTGCAGGCGAACTTCGAGCAATCCATCGCGGTCGACCGGACCGGCCATGAGTGCAAGCCATAGACTGGCGTAACTCTCCGGAGCCTCGTCGGTCAGTGCGATGAGCGCCTCCCAGGAGTCATAGACATCTTCATAGGATCGGAGCAGGTGGCCGATGGCGAGCATTTCGACATCGCCCTGACCGGCGGCAATGAGCTCATCGAACTGCATCAGGGCATTGCCGGGTTTGCGCATGGCAAGGGAGCACCACGCATTCTCGGCAAGGACAGACGATTCGACGGCATCGAGAGCTTCGGCATGGAGCACATCGCGCGCGGCGGCCTCGCTTTGGCCGATCCGGCGCAGGATCGCCGCCCGCGCCCGATAGCCCTGGGGCAGGTCGGGCCTCAGCCGGATAGCCCGGCCCGCGAGATCGAGTGCAAGGGGATGGCGTCCCGCCTCTAGCGCAACATAGGCCGTGTCGATGGTGGCTCCGGGCAGGCAGCTATCGTAGCGCATGGCCTGATCGAGGTCGGCCAGCGCGGCATCGGCATCGCCCAGTGCCATGTAGGCCTTGCCGCGCTCAATGAGGATCGCCTGGTAGGCGGCGCCACGGGTTCCGGGGTCGATCAGAGCCTGGCTGAACAGATCGACGGCCCGCTGGGCATCGCCCTGCGTCAACGCTTCGCGGGCCTCTGCCACGAGATCGTCCTGAGCCAGGCAGGGTGCTGCTGCCATGAGGCACAGGCATGTCCAGAGTGCGACAAACACAGTACGGACCTTCGCCATCCGCGGTTCCATTCCTCGGGAGCAGTTAAGGGCGGTCAGAACAATAGAGGAACATATTTCGATTGCCAAGCATGCACGAAATGCAACCGATGCCATTTGCAGGGAGCAAGCCATGACTGATACCCCCGCCACGCAGACGCCCGCGATGGAGGCCGACGACTGGAAGGCCGGGTTGCCGGACAACCTGCGCGATGATCCCACGATCGCTCGTCTGAGCTCGGTGGCCGACGGCATGAAGATGTTGGTCCATGCCCAGCGCATGGTCGGGCGCGACAAGGTCGCCCTGCCCGGGGCCGATGCACCCGAGGAGGACTGGGCCGCGGTCTATGACCGGCTGGGTCGGCCGGCGAGTCCCGAGGACTACGATCTCGCGCTTCCCGAGGGGGCGCCCGAAGGCCTGGCCGTGGACGAGCAACTGACCGGCCGTTTTCGCGAGCAGGCGCACAAGCTGGGCCTGCTGCCGGCTCAGGTGCAGGGCCTCTACGCCTGGTTCACGGGCGAACAGGCCCAGGGCGCCGATGCCGCCGGGCAGGCGGCGGAAGCAGCCGGCACGGAACTGCGCAAGGAATGGGGTGCCGCCTATGGGCGCAACCTGGATGAGGCGCGCCGCGCCGGACGGGTGCTGGGCGGCGAGGCGCTGCTGAAACACCTCGATGAAAGCGGCATCGGCAACGACCCGCAGGTGATCCGCGCGCTGGCCAGGGCAGGGCGCCTGCTGGCCGAGGCCGATGCGCCCGAGGCGGGGGCGGCTGACGGTTTTACTCGCTCGGGCGAAACGGCGCGCAACGAGATCGCGCGGCTGCAAGGCGACAGCGGCTTCATGGCCGCCTACCGCGACCGCCTGCATCCCGATCATGGCGGCGCCATGAGCCGGATGCGCGGCCTGTTCGAGGCTGCCTATCCGGGGCCGGCGCCAGGCGTGCCGGCACGCTGATCCAAGAGGTTTCCGGGCAGCCCCGCGGGGTCCGGGCGACGGCGGGAGAGACCGCCGAGAAGGGCGCGCGTCAAGGCGCCCAGGACGGGTCCATCGCTTGCGGTGGGCAGCCTTTCCGCACGCAACAACGCCAACTTTCGTGTGCACGAGGAGAGACATGTCCTTCGAAATCGACAATGCCTTCGTACAGCAGTTTTCCAACAATGTGACGCATCTGGTCCAGCAGCGCGGCTCCGTGCTGCGGGCCGCGGTGCGCACCGACATGCAGACCGGCAAGACCGCCTTCGTCGACCAGATCGGCGGCACCGAACCGGTCAAGCGCAGCGCGCGCCATGCCGATACGCCGCTGATCTCGACGCCGCACAGCCGGCGTCGCATCACCCTGGTCGACTACGAATGGGCCGACCTGATCGACGACCAGGACAAGGTGCGCCTGCTCGCCGAGATGGAGGGGCCCTATGCGACCAATGCCGCCTGGGCCATGGGGCGGGCGATGGACGACGAGATCATCGCCGCCGCGCTCGGCACCGCCTACACCGGTGAGGAGGGCACCGCGACGGTCGCCCTGCCGGGCAGCCAGAAGGTGCTGGCCGACAGTGCCGGCCTGACCCTGCCCAAACTGCGCGAGGCGCGCCGCATCCTGCGGGCCAACGACGTGCCTGAGGACGAGGAACTGTTCATCGCCGTCACGGCCGAACAGCTCGACGACCTGCTCGCCACCACCCAGGTGACGAGCCAGGACTTCAACAGCGTCAAGGCGCTGGTCGACGGTGCGGTCAACCGCTTCATGGGCTTCACGTTCCTGCATACCGAGCGGCTGGGTACCGACGGCAACGACGACCGCCAGGTGATCGCCTGGGCCAGGACCGGCCTGCAACTCAACATCGCGGCCGAACCCAAGGCGCGTGTCATGGAGCGGCCCGACAAGAGCCACGCCACGCAGGTCTACTTCGCCATGTCCCTGGGCGCGACGCGCCTGGAGGAGGAGAAGGTCGTCGAGATCGCCTGCGTGGAGGACTGATTGTGACGGCAGGGCGCTGATGCGCCCTGCCTGCGTTCAAGCGCCACGCAGGCTTTCGCGCCTGTCGGCGCGCCGACGCGGTCGCGTCGGGCGACGAGTAAAGACCCGTCGCATGCCAACGATGGCTCCGTAGCAAGGGCCAGCCAACTGCGCCCGTCCCGGAATGATCCGGGGCGGGCGTCTTCGTTTCGATCCATCACCAACGCAAAGGAGGAGCCCATGGCCGCGGTCAAGGGAACCAACATCTCCAAGCTCGATGCGGTGCCGGCAACCCTGCCGCCCGTCAACGCCTGGCACGGGCGCATGCGCGTGCAGTACGACAACTACGACGCCGATGGTCTGGTCGACGGCTCGACCATCGCCATGGCGCGCCTGCCCAGTGGCGCGCGCATCCTGGACCTGGTCGTCCACCACGATGCACTGGGTTCGAGCACGACCCTGGCCGTCGGCACCGCCACGCTGCCGAACCTGTTCGTGGTGGCGCAGGACACCTCCTCGGCCGGCACCATCGTGCAGTCGATGACGGCGTACTGACCGGCTTCGGCCATGTCTTCGGCGCCACCACCGATGTGGTGCTGACGCTCGCCGGCGCCGCCGCGAGCGGTGCCATCCGTTCGGCCGTCTTCTACGCGGTCGACTGAGCCGGGTTACCGCCCGGTCGATCCGGCGCGGGAAGCGGTGTGGCGACCGCTTCCCGCGACCGGCCCATTCCACAGCGATTGAGAATCCCGATGGCGCGTCCCGACACGTTCGACGACGGAGCCCGCACGAGCCTGCTCGAGCGCGGCTCCCATGACGATCCCTCGCTGATCATCCTCCGCGCCAACCAGAGGCGCCAGAGCCAGGTGCAACCCACAGCCCAGGCAGGAGATCCGCGAGAGCACGCGCTGCTGCGTGCGGGCTTTAACAGTGCGGCGGGCAACCGCTTCCTGCAGGCAATGGGCGCAGTGCGCCAGGCGACCTTCGACGATCACGCCCTGACCGACGGGGAAGCCGAGGCGCGTTTCTCGCGCGAGGCCGATGCAGCGCGCAAGGCTTCCCTCGATGTCGCGGTCCGCGACTTTCCCGATGTGGAGCCCGAGGCCCGTGCAACGACAGACCGCGGCCTTGCGGCGATGACCGCTGCGATCCACGCCCGCGGCATGGAGGCCCGGAAGGTGCGCCGCGGGGTAGCCGCGCTTGACGCTCTGGAGGCCGAGGCCGACGACCTGATCGCGCAGGTCAGGCGCGACCCCGACCGGCACGAGGACTATGCGGTGCTGACCCGACGGGCACTCGAGCCATTCGAGGAGGCGCTGCCCCAGGACGAGCGGTCGGCCTTTGCCGACAACGTGCGACGCGAGATCGCTGCGGCGCGTGTCTTGCGATCGATGCTGCCGGCGGAATACGAAGCGATGGCCGCGGAACTCAAGGCCACGCTCGCCAAGCTGCCCGAAACCGGGCCGATCACCTACTACCGTGTTGCGAACCTGAACGACGCCTTCGTCAAGGGAATCATCGAATCCCGTAAATTCAGCGATCCTGGATTCATGAGCGCATCACTTCTGAAAGAACGGGCTTTGAAATACCCTGGCAATACCTACATAGAAATCGAAGGACACTCTGGTCGGTTCATTTCTCCGCTGGCGCACAATCCCAACGACATGGAAGCGTTGTTCCAGCCCGATACGGAGTTTCAACTCGTCGGTTTCGTTGCAGGTGGCGGTCCTAACGGACTAGATCTGATACAACTTCGGGAGATCAAGCGGTGACAAAGCCCAAAGTCTTTTACAACCCGAGCCTGACGCCTGAAGAGCGGCGCCAGGCCGAGAAGGATATGGCGCGTATGGCGGCTGAGCTGTGGAAGTTGGCACCGATCATACCGATCTATACACGCAACGACGATCTCGTGCCGACCCATTACTATCCTGACGGCAGCCGC